CTGTTAAAGATGGACTGGGAGAAACGGCAGCTTTAAAAATCCTAAAAAGTGAATTAAAAAACACTTCAAAAAATTGGATAAAGACAGTAATGAGAACGAAAACAACAGAAATATATAATGAGGCAAGAAAACGATATTGGGAAACGGATGAATTAGCGAAGCAGATTATAGTGGCTTATCAATGGAGCAGTATATTAGATGAAAGGACATCTGCTGTTTGCACACATCTTGATCAGAAAATATTTAGTGTCGGAGAATTATCAAATATAGTTAAACCGCCGGCACACATGAATTGCAGGTCTATTCTTGTGCCGATAACAAAGTTTGAAGATTATAAAGAAAGTCCAAAATCAGTGTTTAATCCAGATAAACTAAAAAAATTAGGTGGTGGATTGTTAAAACCAGGAGGAGGAAGGTAAGATGAAGGTGCAACTTAAAAATACAGAATTAATTGCTTATTGGAAGCCGAGAGTTCTTGATGTAATTAAAGTATGGTCAGCTAAACACGAACATCATAAAGTTGCAATTGATAGTCAAGAGTTAGCTGATTATTTTCATGCCTCAAAGGCAGATGTCGAAACTATTTTACAGTTATTAATAACTGATGGAAGTATAACGGAAGTTACATAAGGAATACAAATGGCAAATTTAATCAAAGTGATAGATATTTCTGGTATTGATGACGCACCACGTGGGATAACATTTTGTGATAAATATTTATGGTGGACAGGAGATAGAAATCATAATATATATCAGATGGATAAAGCAGGTAATCTTATAAGAACTATAGATGTCAGTGGTATATCTGCTGGGAAATATGGGATAACTTTTGATGGTAAGTATTTATGGTGGGCAGATTATGCAAATGCTGATATACATCAAATGGATAAGGCAGGTAATTTAATTAGGACAATTGATGTTTCTGGTATTGATATTTCTCCTTTCGGTTTAACATCCGATGGTAAATATCTATGGTTTACAGGTAATACAGGAGATAATATATATCAAATAGATAAATTAGGTAATTTAATTAAAACGATAGATGTTTCTGGCACTGATAATACACCGGATGGGATAACTTTTGATGGTAAAAATTTATGGTGGGTTGGAAATACGGGAGATATTATACATCAGACAGATAGAATGGGTAATATAATTAGAACAATTGATGTTACTGCGCATGATGATAAACCACGCGGAATAGCATGGAGTGATAAATATTTGTGGTGGACGGCAGATACAGGCAATGAGATAATACAACTGGATACCTATTTTTGATCGTACTGATATGGACATTTGAAAATTTATAATTTTATAAATAAAGGAGGTAATTTTAATGGGAACACAAAGAGTTCAAATTATGCCAGATAGGTCAGTCGTAACACCAGTAGATGGAGTAAAATTTGATGCTGCGGCAGAAACTTACACATCGTCAATTATACAGACTCAAAGTTATACAAAATTTTTAATGGTTATTCAATTAGATGTAACAAGAGCAACAACGACAGCGAATCCTACCGATATTTTAATTAGTGTTGAATTCGGATATTCTAATACTACAACAGCTTTTCATAAATATATGAACGGGCTTTTCGGTGATTTACGTTTTGAAGATGCCGCCACATCAACCGCAAAAGAGTGTGTAAAAGGAGATGTATTGGCTGATTATACCAGAATAAATGTAATATCATCAGGGTGTAGCGCAACCGCTTATTTTTCATTGACTGTAAAGATGATTTTGAATAGTTAAGAACATGAAAGAAAAAAGTAAACAAAAGTTAAAATACCAAAAAGAAGTAAATAAAGATTCACATTTTGTTTACATTAATTTTGATGATGGTTCGATTAATTTTTCAGTAAAAGATATAAAATATTGTTCAATAAATACAGGGGGTAAGTAATATGCCTTATAAAAGTATCGAGGGAGCCAAAGAAGCTGGATTTCCGACGAAAGCAGAAGAAATTAGTTTAACATTGGCACAAATAAATAAACTTGCAGATATTTATGATTCGGTGAAAGCAGCAGGTACTGCTAAAAATCCTATGGCAGTTGCTTGGACACAATGGAAAAAATTATTTAAAAAAGTTGGTGATAAGTGGGTAACAATTGAAAAAGATACTTATAATTTACCTGAAACTGTAGATTTAAAAGGAATAGAAATTTTTTCTGCTAAATATAGACCGAAGGGACATAAATATACAGATGAGCAGTTAGAGAAAATAGTTGATGGATTTTACGAAACGGAAGATGAACTTAAACCATATCTTAAATTTGGACATGATGATAAACAAAAACTTGTACAAACGAGTGGAATGCCTGCTCTGGGGTGGGTAAAGAATTTGAGGAAAGTTGGCAAGAAACTTATAGCTGATTTCATTAAAGTTCCAAAAAAGATTTATGAATTAATTAAAGCAGGAGCATACAGGAGAATTTCAGCAGAGATACTTTGGAATTGTACTGTAAAAAATAAAAAATATGAATAGATTGTTACAAGCTGTTGGTTTGCTTGGTGGTGATACTCCAGCTTGCGGAGATTTAAAGGATATAATTGATTTATATTCTGAATTTCAACCTTATAAAGCAGATTCGGAAATTCAAAATTATGAATTTGATTTTGAGGATAGTCAGATTAGAGAAGAAGATTATAAAAATAAGAATATTACATTGGAGAAAGTACGAAAATTAATTATTCAATTAACAATGGAAAGAGATGAAATATGGGATAAGAGAAGAAATATAGCAGAAAAATCAAGAGCAGAATCAGATATGAAAGCGAGGGAAATTTCTATAAAAATTCAAGCATTAGAGGAAGAAATGAAAGAAATTATAAAAAAGGAAGGAAAATATGATATAGAGGAGGTGAAAAAAATGGAGGTAAAAGAATTGGAAGCGAAAGTGGAGAAACTTCAACAGGAGAATGATGGTCTTAAAAAGGAATTTGAGAAGAAAGATGAAGAGCTTAAGGAATCGGAAAAAAAGAAAGATGAAGCTGAAACGAAAGTGAAGGAAGGTGAACAGGAAAAAACGAAAACAGAAACTAATGCGATAGTTGATAAGTTAATAAGTGAAAAACATCTTCTTCCTGCCGATAAAGAAGCAATTGTAGAAATGATATGTGCCAGTGAAAATGAGGAGCAGGTAAAAAAGTATAAGATTGGAGATAAAGAAAAATCTCTTAAGGAAATTCTTGTTGAGACATTTGGAAAGTATACTGTTGATTTAAACACTGATGAGAAATCTGAAACTGGTGAGACAGGGTCTAAAGAAGACAATCAAGCTTTGAGAGATAAAGCAGAGAAGTATGCAAAAGAGCATGGAGTTGATTATAGGACAGCATTGAGAGAGGTTTCAAAGTAAAAAATAAAAAGTAAAATTTTTATGAAGGAGGTGACTTATGGGTAAGTATCAAGATGGACCTGAGATTACTTTGAAAGCAGCAAGTGGCTCTTGTCCTGCGTATCGTGTAGTTGCTCCAGGAACAACAAGTGCTTATGCTCAAGTGTGGGATACAGCGACTACTCTTATGTTAGGTGTATCAATGGAAGATTGCAGTGCAACTGGAGATGCATGGAAAATTAGAATTGCTGGAACTGCGAAAGCTGAATGTGGAGCAAGCGTTTCAACTGGTTCGATTTTAACTGCACAAACAGCCACAGGAAAAGTTATTGAGGCAACAATAACCGATAATACCACGACTTCGACTGTTCCGAGAATAATTGGAGTTGCATTAGAAAAAGGTAGTACAAATTCAGTTATAGAGATATTGATAGCTATTACTAATCTTAGAAAAGAGGCATCTGCGTAATCTATAACTTGTAAATAAAAAATTAAAGAAAGGAGAGTGAAAAGTATGCCACTATCAAAACAGATACACCAAGACAAAGCATTAGAGAAGATTTCTATATCTTATCAGCCGGGAGAATTGGTTGCTGATAAGGTTCTTTCGAAAGTTCCTGTGAAACACGACACTGACAAGTATTACATTTATGATTTTGGAGTTATGAGATTAGAGGAAACAATACGTGCTAAAGGAGCTCCGACTAATAGAACGACTTATACGATGTCAACTGCTTCATATTCATTGGAAACTCATGCACTTAAAGAATTAGTTCCCCAGGAAGATAAAGACAATGCGGATAAAGCTATTGATCCAGAAATTGACATGACTGAGATGTTGACACGAAAAATTCTAATTAGAAAGGAAGCAGAATGTAATACTGCTCTTATGACAAGTGGGAATTGGACAAACCAGGAATCATTAACTTCGACATTAGCTTGGACACAGAATACAACACTTAGTAATCCGATAATTAAGATCGATTCGGGAACTTCAAAAATTATTTCCTCATCAGGGTATAAACCTAATAGGTTGGTAATGGTTGATGCTGCATTTAGAGGTTGTAAAGAGCATACTTCCATTATAGATCGAGTGAAATATACATCAGCGGATTCAGTGACTGAGAAGATGCTTGCTAAGTTATTTAGTGTTGATCAGGTGTTGGTTGCGAGAGGGATTTATGAATCAGCACAAGAGGGATTAACTTCAAGTCCTGCGGCTATTTGGACTAACAGTGCTTGGTTAGGATATGTAGAACCAAGTCCTGGATTGAGAAAGGCAAGTGCAGCTTATCAATTCATCCAACAGAATAAGGGAGTTCCTTATCGAGTAACGAAGTGGGCAGAAGATGATCCTGAAGGTACTTGGGTTAGAGTTGAAACAAAATTTCAATTTAAACCGATAGCTACAGCTTGTGCTTATTTGTTTATAGATACAACATAAATTAAAAATTCCGTAGATCCGAGGAGTTCCCTTCGTAACTTCTCGGATTTACGAGTAAGGAGAAAAAAAATGCGAAGTGTAAGAAAAGAAAAGGATTCTGAAAAACAAGAGACAGAAGTAAAAGGGAAACAAGAAACAGACGTAAAAAAGAAACGTGGGAGACCACCGAAGCATGTAACTGAAGAACAAAAAGTTACTAAAAGTACTCAGTTGCAATTGGAAAAGAAAGATAAAACTTTCAAGCTCGGGAACGAAATTATTCGTCCTTATCGAGGTAAGGAAACATTGCCTAAGGCAGTATTTGATTCTAAAGGGAATGTAATAAAACCCGGAGAGCCAAGACATTTTGTTACCAGACAAGGTGATGATTATAAACTTATTCGAGTATATCGTGCAAAAGGAATCAAACATGCTTTAGTAAGAATGATAAAGCCTAAGAAAAGAAATAAACCCGAAGAGAAAGAAATTCTTTCTCAATTAAAAAGATTGGAAATACCAGGAACGTATTGACAATTTCTTAAATGTAATTTGAAAAGGATATCTAAATGGGATTATATGCAACAACCACATCTATTTCATTGCTTTTGCCAGGATTTTTAAAAGGGAATACCACAACATCAGATACAGCAGGGGTAAATATTTTCTCTCATCATATTGATAGAGCTGAATCAAAAGTAAATTCTGTGATAACATCAAGATATGATATTACAGGATTTACTTCTGGTTCTATACCACCTTTATTAATAAAACTCACAGAAGACATTGCAGTTTACAATGTAATTAGGGCGACAGGATATCGGGCGGATGATAAGAATGAATATCTTGATGATTACACAAAAGCAAATGATACTTTGGATAAATTAATTAAAGGAGAAATAAATCTTACTTATACTAATGGAAGCAGTGTAGCAGTTGTTTCAACAAATAGATTTCTTTCTAATACTAAAGATTATACTCCTATAACTGGATTAGATGATCAAGAAGATTGGAAGCGAGATAGTGATGAAGTGGATGATCAATCAGATGCAAGGAGCTAAATTTGGCAAATCAGGGAATTTGAGGAAATCATTTTTACCTGGAATGGGACAAACAAAACAAAAAGGCAAATATGGTATTTTATTGTTTACTAATGTTCCTTATGCAGGTAAACATAATTATGGTCTTGGAGGAATGCCAAAAAGGGAATTTATGTGGCTTTCTGGACCGGCACAGGAGAGAATGCTTAATTTAATTTTAAGTGGATTAGTGGGTGGATAAATGCCTTATGATTATTCTATAAATTTAATAGCAGTAACTCAAGCACTTAAGGATTATAATACAACGACTGCAAGTCCTGATTTATCAGATGGACTAAGCGAAAGAATAAATAATGATAATATTTTAGCAACTGATCCTGAACTTGTAAAGCCAAGAGCAGATAGATTGCCAGCTGTTTATGTTATAATAGCAAGAAAGAGTGAGTCTGCATCGAGTATCGGTATGACAGGAACTACAGGAGTAAAAAAACAAGCCTTAGTAGAATATGAGATATTTGGAATTTTTGGAAAGTATGGAGGACATTCGCCACATTCGGAATTATTAACTGATGTTTATAAATTAGCAAAAAATATTGAAGGAGTTTTTCAAGCAGAATATAAATTGAGTAATACAGCTTTATGGTGTAACCCTATATCAACAGAATTTTCTCCAGCTTTAGATATAGGAGAAGGATTTGCAAAGGCAGTATTGATAAAATTAGAAGCATCTTATTTTTTTAGATAAGGAGGAATTATGTTTTATAAAAAATATGCAAATTCAGAAAAAACTGGATGGTTAGGATGGATTGAAACATCTACAGGAAGGGCAATTGCATTTGTAAAACTTACTGGTGAAATAGTTTGGGATTGGTAAAGGAGGATATATGCCAATACTATTAAATTGGAAAGAAATCCAAGCACAAAGTCAATCAGTATTTAATCAATTTGGTGAAAAAGTTTGGATTCCGAATGCTAAGAAAAACGCAAAACTACCGAGGGGGGATATAAGAGAATTCCAAAATATTGGAATTGGAAGGCATTTACTTTGTTGTGCTTTAGGGGAAAGTTTAGCGGAAAATATTGAAATAATAAAAAAATATAGACATAAAGTGAAAATATTAACTTGTGATAAGGGATTCCAACCATTATTAAAGCATGGAATTAAGGCAGATTATGTAATAGTTTGTGATGCTAACATTCCGTATAAATATATTGAGAATTCAATAAACGAAACAAAAGGTGTAAAATTATTAGCAACCACTTATGCTAATACTCAATGGACAGAAAATTGGAAAGGGGATCGATATTTTTTTATACATAAAGATTCATTAGAATCTGAAAAAATATTCTTTAATATATTTGGCAAAGATTTAAGAGCTATCCCTGCAGGATCAAATGTTTCCAATGCAATGTTAATATTTTTCACAGGTTCAGATGAGAATATAAATATAAATTATTGCGGATTTGAAAAATACATTTTAGTTGGTTATGATTATAGTTGGAGACCAGAGGGGAATTATTATGCTTGGTATAATCCCACTCCGAAACGATATTATATGAATCATAGAACTTTGATTGATCTCAGCAACAAGGTTGTTTTTACCAGCGAAAATTTAATGTTCTCTGCTAAATGGTTATATTCATATATAACAGTTTTTAATCTTCCAGTGGTAAATTGTTCGCAAAGAGGACTTTTAGATATTCCTCGTAAAAATGATTTAGAATCAGAATTAAAGGTAATAAATATTGATAAAATAGAAAATTGTAAAATGCAATTTGGATTAATGAAAAAAGCATTAGATACTTTTCAAGAAGCTAAAAACTTATTTGAAAAATCAAGAAAAGAATTAGTAAAACAATAAAAGGGAGGTATTTATCATGCCAATAGGACAGAATGCACAATCTGGAGTAAAGTCGTATGCGGCTATATTTATTGAATCATCATTCGGATCTTTTCCAGCTTCTGCTGCAACGGGAGCTTCTTCACTTGAACCATTATCAATTGGATTTAAGACGGAAATAGTCAGTACGAAATTAGATGCTATTTCTCGAAATCGAGGATTTACGAAACGAGTGCAATTGGATAAGAATGTTACCGGAACACTTGAACAATTTTTACATCCAACTGAATCACCAATTTTACTGGCATTAGCATTAGGAGGAGGATTAGTTACTTCAAGTCTTTCAGGAGCAGCATTTACACATAGTATAAGTGCGGGAGAATTTAGTTCAACTATTAACAGCTTATCTTTTCAAGTGCGAAAAGGAGATACACATCATTGGCAATATACAGGTGGTAGAATTAATTCAATGAAAATATCGGCAGTAATTGGCGAACCGGTTAAATGTTCTTACGATTTTATTTTTAAAGATAGTTCACAAACAGGATCGGATATCTCCGCAAGTTTGTCTATTAGTTCAATTTTACCATTTACTTATGTTGATGGAGTATATCGATATGCGGCATCTGAAGCTTCTTTGACTTCGACTGTAGAAGAACATATTACCGGATTCGAACTTACTGTAAATAATAATCTTATTAGTGATGCAAATGTACGGAAATTAGGGAGTGATGTTTTGCAAACACTTCCTCCGACAAGACGGGATATAGAATTTAAAATTACACAGCGGTTTGATACAACCACTGCTTACAATAGATTTATTGCAAATACCCAAGGAGCAGCAGAACTTGTTTTTACTGGGAATACACTTACTACTACTGCAGTAAATGCTTATGAATGTCGAATTGTATTACCAAAAATGTTTGTAGATACGCCTGATGTAGAAATTACAGGAGCAAATGATATTTTAATGAGTGAAATAAATTTTGCTGTTCTTGTAGATGATCCTATGACGACTACAGGAAAGGATATTGCAATTACAGTAATTAATGATGTTTCATCATATTAAAATTAATGTTTAATAGAAAAATAACAAGAAAACGATTACAACAGCATAAAACAATAAGGATTGCTGGAATGAAATTTGTTATCAAGAAAATTAACCCACTCCTTGATTTTTCTACTGATAAAATGCCACAGATATTTACTTCATTTATCAGTAAAAGAAAAATAGAACCTGAGCAACAAATTAATGAGGTAGTTTTAAGAAGAAGTCAAGAAGATATGAAAAATATAATTATTGCAGGATTAATAAAACCGAGTTTAAATGGAGAAATAAAAGTAGAAGATATCATGACTGATCCTACCTTAGCTTTACGATTATATACAGAAATTCTCGTACATTCTCTTAACATGTTTAAAGGTCTAAAAGGGCTTTTTTTTTCGGCAAAGATAAGGCACTTATTGTATATAGGTTATCAAAAGAATTTAGAAAGCTCCCTCATGAAATAGTTTTTGCTGATAGAAAATTATCTATTATGGAGAAACAATTGTTTGATATATTTATAGCTTCCATTGGAATTGAGCAAG